TTATTCCAAATTAGTGATGGTGTTTCCCTAAGGGTTATTTAGTAACCTTTAAAACGCATTAAGGAGTTTATCTGTTCCTCTAGTGCTCTATAGGTTAGATAATCTATGTCACCTGGATTTTCTGCCGTAGGGTGATTTTTCAATAATTCTTCTTTTGCCTGACAATTATAGACGGCAAGTTGTCTATCTTCTAAATTACGTAAGGTAGATGTAGTCCACCATACTGCTACTCTCCTTTCACCAGAGATAATTTTATTGACTTTATGCTCTGTTCCAGTAGGATATGTAAATGCCCAACCAGCAGGTAATTTTACCTCACGAATTTCAGTTCCTTGCCTCAAAAGTAACTCACCACCTTCATATTCATCAGGGTCATTCAAGAATAATGTAGTACTAAAATCAGATCTAGATTTACCAGGATCAGTTCTATTCATATATGGGGCATCACTATGCCAATTATAGTGCATACCCTCCGTGTACTTAACAAACAAACCAACAGTGCTACTACAAGCAAACAACCTCTCTCTAGTTACCTTATGTTTGCAAAACAAATCCCAGATTATTTTCCAAGCAGCATTGGTATGTTCCAATTGCATTTCAACATTGTTCTTTAGATCTTTATTAGGAGATCCAGTACGTTTGCCGTCGTGAAAATCAGAGAAGTTATAAAAGTCTTGAATATGTTTCAGATTAACCTTGTTAAGGAGTTCATAACGATAAAACATAATTAAGGAACAAAAGTTGGGTTATTAGGTGTTACTGGCCAACCAGTAAAGTTATTGTAATCATAAGGATCTGCCTGTTGAGCAGGTAGATCTCTCAATCTTTGTCTGTACGTCTTCCAGTGTGCCAGCTTTTCAGTAGTGAGTGCTGTATCTGAAAGCACTGTCCAGTCGCAACTAGCTAGTCTTCTATCTCTATCACCACGTAGAGAAACTAAGGTTTCAGGTATATCGTTATCGATAAAATACCTTGCCGCAGCTGCTGCATTAACTGCTGCTGTTTGTTCAGCATCATATGCATCTCTGTACTGAGTACGAAGAGGAAGCAAAGTATTATATAGAGTGGTAGCAGACTCAATCTTTGAAGAATCGTTTGTTGTCACAGGAATTTCTCCTGTCATATCCTGATTCTCTGCAAGATACCAGACTGATTCACCTACTGGATTATTTGATTTCCAATAATGAAGAGTCTTGAGTTCATCTACTCCATCTACGTGAAACGTTCCATTAATAGCAGGAAGAACAGTTGATGTCCAATCGCTATCAGAAATTATATATCCTTGAACTTTACCATCCGAATGCTTACCACCGAGAACTTTCATCCCAACGTTGATATAGAAATCGGCATCAGCGAAATTACGAGCCATTTAATAGATACCATCCTGTCAATATGTATTTATCACCTGATAAAACTAGATTTCCTTTATGTGTATGAGTGAATCCTGCTGGCCAAATTAAAACAGTACCAGTAGTAGGTTTAACCCTTCTTTTCTGATCCAAGAACTCAGTCTCCCCACCCTCAAAATCTTCATTAAGATACATCATCCAAACTAAAACTCTTTGAGAATGAGATAAACCCATTGCCTCATAATGCCAATGATGATATCCTCCACCTTCAGGTGTGTGCTGCATCTTAATGACGCTACTCATCATATCCTGAGAGTTCAGTTGTCTAAACTTCCAAACATAATGTTGAGTACAAGACTTCAAATACTGGAGACAAGTATTAGATAATTTTTGACTGTTATGATTAACTAATATCTGTTTATCATATCTACCTAAATTCCCATTATCAAATTGAAATCTACCATCACCAATATTTTCAAGACCACCTTGCTCAATGACATCACATTTAGATTTTAAATCTTGATACCACGTAATAAATTCCTTACAAACATTTGGAGGTATAAAATTATCCCAGACTCCAACGAAGTCTGAGAATTCAACCTTTGTTATATTTTCATCAAGCATCAACTCTAGAGGCTTGATGGGTGCTAATTCTGACATATCAAACTTAATCTCAATATATTATATCATAAGCTCTTTATCGATGCAACGGTTGATCCTGGAATAGTTATGGAGAATGTATCTGTTATAGCAGTTCTTCCCTGAACAAGGGCACCACCAACCCTAGCAGGTGTAGGACCAGACCAGTCAGCAACATTACACTCTACAAAGATATCCATAAAGTCCCAATCTGGTGGTGCAGTTATAGGTAAGTCTTCCACATACATAACACCATTCTCTACGTTACCAAATAGTTCAGCAGTATGACTACTATTTCCAGCTAAGGTCTTCATACTTGTAACAGTCCAAGTAGTTCCAGCATTAATCAAAGCAGGATACATATACTTCCACGAAGCATTTGCTACATTATCATCATATGTTGAGAAGTTGTAAGTAGTCTGAGGAGTATTACCAATTCCAAAATTAGATCCTGTGGTGTATATTGTATCTTGATAGTTACTTGCTCTGCTAACCTTGAATTTCAGAGCAGCGAATCTAAATCCAGCTCTAGCAACTTGACCAGCACTATTAGATGCTTGTATAATGAATATACCTTGCTCTTTAGCAGTAGAAACAGCATCCTTTCCACCAAGAGCAACACCGTTCTCAGTAGGCATAGGTTTTATGTTCTGCCACTGAACTGTCTGAGTCGAAGAACCTACATAACCCAAGTTAGTATCTACTGCTGAGTTAAGAGGAGTCGCATATCCATTTGCATCGTGTACACCCCAATAACAACCACCCCAAGTAGTATCTGCTGTACCAGTAATAGTAGCATTAATGGTTATAGTCTCTTCAACGCACATAGGAACATAGTTGAATACAGTAGTGGAAGCCAATCCAGTACTTGTAGCAGTCATTGTTTGACTACCAACCGCAGGAGTGTAAGCCCTAGTAGCAGACACTGTAATCTGTGGTTGTTGAATTACAGTAATAGTTTGTTGAGATGAAATTGTAGTACCACCATCTAATGCTTCAGCATATATTGAATAAGTTGTAGTCTGCGATGGAGTTGCAGTAAATGTTCCAGAAGAAGTGGTAGGATTCCAAGAACTATCAGTTGGCGTTGATGTTCCATAAACATTATTAGAATTGCTAGTAGTCCAACTCAATAACGTATCAGTATCCTTCATATTACCAGCAGGACTACCTTGTACAATACTGCTGCTAGAAGCAGTTAGACTAGCAGTAGGTGCTGGTGCAGCTGCTACAGTAAGTGTTTCTGTCTTTGTAGCATTTCCATTAGCATTTGATAATGTAACACTGTAATCTGTTGTCGCTGTTGGACTGACAGCCCTACTAAAGTACGCAGTATTAGCAGCAGTAGTTGCAGCATTATCCCAATTAGAATCTGTTGGGCTAGATGATGCAGATACAAATCCAGTAGCATCTCCACAACTATACGATACAGTAGCAGAAGCACCATACGCAACTGACGATGGAGTTACAGTCATAGTAATTGAAGGAGCATTTGCTGCTGCTACACTAACAGTTGTACTCTCAGATGTATTACCCCACTGGTTACTTACTTCTAAAGTATAAGTAGTTGTTGCTGAAGGATTAACACTTACAGTTCCACCAGTAGGAGTAGAAGCACCAAAGTTGCTTGATACAATTGCGGTAGCACCAGGACAAGAGTATGTTATAACTGAAGTAGATCCAGAAGCAACGTTTGAAGGTTGTGCAGATATTGTAAGTGATGGTGCTGCTTCATAAGTTATATTTGCAAGTGCAGTCATCACAGTTGAAGTATTATATTTAACTGCAATCTGATAATTAGCGGTTGTACCTCCATTAGAAGGTGCCTCCAATGTCATTATGACAGTATCACCAAGTCCATATCCAGTATTTGTAGCACCATTAGTACCTTGAAGGTTTATAGGACTTCCACTTGTAGATTCACCACCAATCTTAGTTACCTCAATGTCGAATGAGTAATTACTATCAACACCATCGATGTCAAATGTTACTGTAGCATTTCCACTAGCAGTTGTAACACCTATGTTGAAAGGTCCAACCTGATCTGGGTAACGATCTCCTGTATCACCTTGAGGAGGTGCTGTGTATACAGAACTATTAACTCCTCCAAATATCATATAGGCAGTCTGCTGATATTGAGGTTTAAGATCTGGAGTACCATCTAAGTCAAGATCTACATCCAAATCAAAGGTTATTTGTGTACCATCAACAGGAGAATCATCAATAGTCCACTGCATATCAGTGGCAGGGGGTTTGATTGTACAAGAACCAGTAGTAATATCAATTACTCCTTCATTTGCCGCATCCGCACTACCTGTCTCTGAACCACCACTAGTTTGTTGTTCCTGTACTCTTATCTGATAATAATCTGGTTGGTTCCAAGAGTTTCCATTATTTACTGCTAAACTTCCACCGTAAAATCTTTTACCACCATTCTCAACAGGTTCTGATTGACCACTACCTAAAGTAATGGTTCCTTGAGTAACTCCTTGATACACATAGGTAAACACACCTTGATAAAGTGATACGTATGCTTGCCCTGCTGAATATGCAGGACCATAAACAGTTTGCCAAGTAGTAGTACCACCTGATCCACCGCCTCCAGAAGATCCAGCAACACAATATGCTTCATACCAATCATTACCATTATATGCACCTGGAGCTGGGTTTCCAGCATTCTGTCCTCTAGAACCTATAGAATCTCCAAATCCTTTATGATAAGAGAAAGTACCTGAAATAGAACTCTTGAATGAAATCCAGTGTGAGTGTGGTGCACTAGCACCACCTACTGCTTGAATATTTGCACCACTATAGGTAGTTGCTGCACTAGCACCACCCAAAATACCTGTATCACCAGAACCAGGACTAGTCCAGTCAGTAGTCATAGTACCAGCAGGAGCACAATTCCAAAGTGCCTCTGCGTGTTTGTGACCTGGCCAACTAGGCATTGTATAATTAGAGAGAAATCCAGTCTGAACTTGTAAATACCCATCAGTCATAGCTGTAGGTATTTGATCCGTTCTAGAAGTGTTAAAAGTACTTACAATACTACCAGCTGTAACTTGAACTCTACTAGAAATGTCACTTAATGTTATATTATTTTTACCGCCACGTGTACCACAATTATTTGTACTTCCAGCATCGTGTTGCTCTAATTGAGGAGAAGTGTTATCTGGCCTTAATCTACCAGTTCCTACAACTCTTCTATCTCTAAGATCAGGTACATTGAAATCGCCACTTAAACTTGGAAATGTCCCAGTAGTAGATCCACCATAAGTATTTTCAATAACATTATATAAACCCACATACTCATTTGGATTGAGTCCTCTACCA